AACATACCGTATCCGGGACTCTGCCCAAAGACGGTGCCGTTTACGCCCGGTAGGCCGGGCAATGCATTGCCAGCAGATGCATAACTGCCGAAAGATGACGTACCTCCAAAAGTGCCAACCAATCCATCGCTGTCTTGGTTGGTCTGTATGGCACCACCCGTTCCGCCCGCGCCGACCGTAACAGTCTCGGTGGTGGATAGGAGAGCAGCCGCGATAGTCATTATTGACAAACCGCCACCGGTCCCACCACCGCCGCCAGCACGCAAGGTTCCAGCAGCCCCTTTGCGCCCGGAGCCACCGCCACCACCGCCACCGATGACATAAACATCGACGCTCACAGCACCCGAGGGCTTCGTCCACGTCCCGCTGCTGTCGAAGGTTTGCACATTGGGCACCGTGGCGGCTGGTCCCACCGGTCCGATCGTCCCGCCCGGCTTGCTCGCGATAATCGAAGCACCGTTGACCCATGTCGCCGTGATCGTCGTCCCCGATACCGTGTAGTGGGTGCCCGCGAGTTGCCGGATACCGTTCTCGAACACCTCCACATCCTGTGCCGAATAACCCGCCGGGATGGAGATCGACTGGCTCGATCCCGTGCCGGTCGCGGTCACGTAGAAGCCCTGCTGAAAGGCGGTGCCGCCGATCGTCAGCGACGAAGGCAGGGCGACCGTTCCGGTGAAGGAGAAGTTGGTCGAGGTGGTGATCTGGTTCACGCCCGGCGACGAGAAGCGTCCCCAGAGCGTCGCACCATCAGCGGAGGTAAAATCAAGCGCGGACTGTCCACCCGAAGTCGCCCGAATGACCACGCCGCCGCTGCCGTTCGTCGCCGTGGTAAAACTCTGCGCGAGCGCCCAGACATTGTTGGCGTTCAGGACCGGGATCGTCGCGCCGCTGGTACCAACGTTATAGGTGATCGTCGTGCCGAGCGTCTGATATACCGCCGGGGAGAGGTCGCTCAATTTGATGCGATAGAGATCACTGACGTTGGCACCGATACCCGAGACCGGAATGTAGGCGTCGGCGAGTTGCGCGGTCGAAAGTGCATTCAGGGGGAGGGCATTGATCTTGACGGCCATGCCATATTTAGCACCGTCTAGTTGAGAAACTTCCTCGCACGATCAATCAGGGCATCGAGATCATCGACCATCTCGATGTCGAAACGCTCGCAGACGATCTGAACATTGCCACGCCGCCAGAAACCCTCTGGGCAACATACGATCATCTTCTCGGGCTTCACTGGCGCATGAAGGCCGAGTTCCATCAGGGTAATGGGTGCCTGACCCTTGGGGTCGAAGTAGATGACGATCAGGTCAGCGAGATCGAGTGCGTCCAACTCCCAAGTGACTTGCTCATTGAACTCCGGATTGCTGATGTCCTGTTTCCACGTCGAGTCCCAATCCTTACGGCGTGGATTCAAGATCGTGACATTATCGTCGAGCAATGCCTCGGTGACTAGAGATTGCCAGTCCTGCGCCTTCCCCATGTCGATACTACCGGCAAGGAAAACCGTTTTCCCCTTCGCATCGGTGAGCGGTTCCGGAGCCGTGATGCTACCTTCTACAAGGTTGATGAATTCTCTCATCGGATATTTAGGTCTCGGGTTTGAACTCGGGATGAGACCAGCCGAGCGCGTAGAGGCGCTCCACTACATCGAGGGGTGGCTTGCCGCTGCGAGGCTCGCTACCAAGGAAGAGGAAGACCATGCGATGGCTGGGCTTCGACTTGTACGAGGTTCGCAGATACTCGCCCTTGGGATCACCAAGCAGCACCTGCGCGCTCGTCATGGCAACTACGTCGCCGGGGCTCAAATTCTCCATGAACGGTCTCTGCGCGTGACCATCCAGTAAGTCAAACGCAAAACGCCCCGCACAGGGGCGGGGCGTCGTTGAGTGAAGGCTGATGAGCGTTTGATTTCGAGGGATGACATGGTGGGAGGATCGACTCGTGTCGTGTGTCCCGCCGTCTGCCTCATGCTCTGCTTCGTTGGCTGTGCCACTAGGGCTGGGGCCTGATACTAAATGTCTGGAAGCCGCTTCGCTAATACCAAGTCATCTGCTGTGTCCCACCGATCATAGTCTTTCTGTCCATCCATTGGTAGCCCTGCTGCTACCGCTGAAACCGCTACGCTAACCGGGGTCGATAGGGCGGGACAGTCCGCGTGCAGCGACAAGCCTCAAGCGTCGGGAGGCTGACATGGTGGCGGTGTAGCAGCCGGGCTTGCGCACCGTCTGGGGTCGAAGCATGACCTTCAATACACCGCGAGGAGAGACGGGGACGCGTCGCGCCACAGATGCAGCAGCGATCACAAGATATCGTAAAGCGTTGCTGAACATCGTTCTCTCCTTTCTCTCGGGAGCATCACCGCTTCCGATGAGCCCCTTTTACTGGAAACGAACTGTGCGTCAAGCGTAAAAACAACGCTCGTTGAAATTAAATCGCCAACACCTCGGCGGAGAAGATACGCAGCGAGGGGCGCATCGACGTGAAATCGCGTACCCACACCGGCTGGAGGCATTCGTCATTGTCGCAATACGGAGTAGCGCGCACGAGACGCGCAGAGAAGAATTGCTGATAGGAGACCGGGTAGGGGTAGCGATAGCCATCTGGCCGCTCACCGGAGACCATCATCATCAGATGACCGACCGGTTTGAGATCGGTGATCTCGCAACCCGTCTCTTCGAAGCATTCCCGCACGGCGGCTTGCTCCGGGGTCTCGCCGGGTTCGATATGACCACCGGGTGCCTCAACGCCCCGCCGCCGATTGTTGGCCAGCACGATATCGAGGCCGTCTCGAACGATCACGAAAGCCGTGGGAGTGAGATCAATCGGCGTCGCGACGGGGCTCACGACGATATCGACCCGGTTCGGCACTGGGGCGTAACCGACATCGAAGATCGTCTGGCGGATCACGCCACCGCCTCCGACGCGATGGCGCGGCGCTGCTCGATGATCTTCAACACCGTTGGGACCGAGACGCCGACCTTGGATGAAATGATCTTGGGATCGAGGCCCATGATCGCGATCACTGCCGTCTCCAATTCTTCGCGAGACGCGTAGTTACCGGTTGCGGGCGGACGGCCACGGCGACCCGACACAACCGCGCGCTGAACCGGTGCGACGGAGGGTGTGATGCTCGTGGTCATGCGAGTAGCCGTGACCATCGGGGCGACTGGCGGCGCAATGAGGGGCGTGGCGCGAACCGGAACCTTGCAGATCAGGTCTTCCGACTTCCAGCCCCGGATGAAATCCTTCGCGGCTGCGCTCTCGCCCATTCGGTGGCTGTCGATCGGCAGACCCTCGCGGCGCGCTTCTCGCCCCTCGTTCTCGTTTGGGTTCCAGTCGATCGGAAGCAGGTAAAGCGGCGTCGGGGTCATAGTCGTTCCTCTATATCGATCCATTACGCGCCTTCGATGCCGTGAGTCAACTCTAGTTGACTGGGCTTCGAGCGTAGTGTCCCTGTGCCGATATGGTTGACGCAATTCTCATCTACGCACCATGACCACCAACCGGTGGTGAGACATCCGGCTCGAAGATTGACACCTCGAATATCGTTGGGGTCGGCGGCGCAAACCGTGTGGATCATCACATCGGCGGAACAGGCCCGACACGATCCGAGACGGTGGGTAGTCATTTCTTCATCGAACATACCCGATAATAGCGCAAGGGAGCGACTCCCGCTATATCGGAGTCGCTCCCTGTTCCTCGCCTAGATCAGTCCTTGGCTGCTGCGATCACCTTGACGGCAAGGTCGATCACGTCATCGAGGATGATCTCAACCTCGTTGTTGCCGTAGGAGTGGCTGCGATCCCACGCGTAGGCATAGGCGAGATCGAACACCGCGTCGTTGACCTCGGGATGCTGGACGCGCAGCCGAGTCATGTAGTCGGCATTGACCATCTTATTGTAGTCGGCGAGCGCATCCTGCGCCGCCTTGAAGCCCGCCGCGTCGAAGACCTTCTCCGTGGACTTCGCTCCAGCGCTCGTCGCGTCGGCGATCGTTGGGAAAGAACCCAGCGAAACACCACCCGCATAGCCGAAATAGCTGGTGAAGGCATCGCGCTGCGCATATGGTGGGGCATCGTTGTACTCTGCGCGAACGGTGTCGTAGAGGCTCATAGTCTTTACCTTTCCCAGCCTCTATCGCATCATCGTGCCGAACTGTCAACGCGATAATGAATTAACGACTGCGACTCATACCGCTCGCTGGTGAGTAGATATCGCCCCGCATCCCGGTATTGCGCAGTCAGGCGGTCGAGATCGTCACGGAGGTGCCGAATTTTCGGACGCACGGCTGCGCGCTTGTCCAAGGCGTCGGCGAAACTGCGCTCATCCCATGAAGAGAGCGCTCCCCTTGACATCCGCTCGCGCAGTTTCTTGATCGTCGAGTTGGCGCGTCGATACAGCGCGAGGTAGCTGTTGAGGTTCTTCGCCCCCACGGAGCCACCATCGACGACGTAGATGTCCGTCGCAGGGAAGGCGACCCGAAAACGATCGATGATATGTTCGAGCCGGTTCGTGGGCCAGCGGAACAGCCAGCGATTGCCACGCTGCTTCTTCATCTGCACCTGTTGGATGAGGAGACGATTGTTGCCCGCGAGCGAGAAGCCGATCGTCATGACGTGCTCGCCACGATGATAGACCAGATACGCGAACGCCCCGTCGAGGAAGGTGCGCGAGTGCTTCGACCAACCGCATTCGTTGTGATAGGTGGCGTGATCGAGACGAACCTCAAAGCCATCAAGGCCGAGATCGAACGACCGGATGCCCTCGTAGGCATCGACGAATTCGTTCCAGCCGCTGCGGATGCAGCCCCAGCGCCACATCGAACTCGTGATCTTGTCCAGCAGCGCGAAACGTTCATTGTGGTCGATTTCGCGCTGGATGCTCTCGTCCATCATGTAATGTGTCGAGTGACGAATCTTGAACAACTCGTCCGTGGACAGGCACATGTATGCCTTCAGGGGGAGGGAGTGGCGGAATTCGGGGAAATCTTCCGCGTCCCACATCGCCTCACAGTAGCGCCGCGTCGGGGCACCGATCCTCTCCCAAGCATCGAAGGAATCGACCGGGTTCGTGTCGTACTCGGGCGCGACCCGCGTTAGCGTGTCCTCGTAAGTTGAGAGATCGACGCCGATCACTGATAAGACACCTTGAGCACGCGGACATTCGGCCGCGCCGCGAGTGCGGAAAAGGAGTTGATGACCTCCGGGGTAGCCGCCGGAACATCGGAAAGGACGACCAGCGTCTCGTTGCCGTCGATCCCGAGTTCAACAGCGGGGTCGGAATGAGCGAGTTCATGCGCCGCGATCTGACCCAAGCGTACATCGATCAACCGAACGTTGCGACGTTCCGCCTCCCAGCGCAGATATGCGATAAGACCGATGCCGGGCGGCACCGTGATCTCATTGAGGCGGTCATCGCCCTCGAAGGCAAGATCGCCGCGAATGACTTCGATGGCGCTTCGCAGATCGTTCGGCGTGATCGTCATAAATGGTCTCCTTGGCGCTCTCTATAAACGATTACCGCGAGGAGTCAACAGCGAACTACAGCGCTAAATAGCTGTATGACCATCCTCACCAATATCCCCAACGGCGCGTCGGCGAAAGATGTGCGCGACACGATCAACTCGCTCCTCCTGAATTCTGGGGTCACTGGTGCGTCCGACTCTGTGGTACACAAAGCGTCCCGTGTCCTCCGTAGCGCAGCCGGTGTTTCTATGACATACCCGGTGATGGCAAACGCGCCCACTGTGGCCTTCGGTGCAGCAAATGGCGCAGTCACCGCTGTCCTCGCTGGATCGACAGCGATCAAGCCTACCAGCATCGAGAGCGTTAACGGTCGCATGAGTCATATCACCGCAACCGGCACTTTCCCGGCGGGTATCTATCGGGGCGACTGGATTAGCTCAACGAACAACGAGAGTGTTTACGGCATCGGCGTTGAGTATCGGCAGCGTGCCGCAACCTTTGCGATCAGGGTCCGTGATCTTGGTGTATCTCTTATCATCATGGCGCGCAGAGCCGATGGTCCATGGCAGTATGTTTCCAATACACCCTCCACGATTCCGGGGGCGATCGGAACTGGAGCTAACTTCCACTGGGTCTCCGTAACCTTTGGTGCAGTGGATGATTGGTCGGTGCGTTTCCTCGCGAATGGTCCTCTATTTCAGCATACGGATGTGCTTCAGACTTCATCGTTAACACCGCTACTGCCGAGCCGAAATGATCGTCCGCGCATCTTTGTGCAGGGTGACAGCTACACGGCCGCAACCGCGCAGATTGCTAGCCCAGTGCGCTCGATCCCTATGGCTATAGGAGAGCGGCTCGGGTGTGACGTACATGTCGTCGGGGTAGGCGGTCAAGGTCTCTTGAATGCGGTCAATAGTAAAACGTTCGTCACGCAAATGGCGGATTTCGATCTACTGGGTACGACCGACGCATTTGTCTGTCTCGGATCAGTTAACGACTATTCGAGCACAGCCGATGACCTACAAACGGCGACAGCCACATATATGACAGCAGCGTTGGCGCGCTTTCCCAATTGTCCAATTATTTTCGTCGAGCCACTGAACGCCCCGCTGGCCACTCCGGCAAGGGTATTCACAACGAGCCAGCGAGCGGCTATTCGCGCGGGGTTCGATTCCGCAGTCGGTGCACAGAAGCGCGCCAAATACGTCACCGTCGATCCGAATGTTCTAATATCGGATAAGCTTGGCGCGGACATGCTTCACCCAAATGATGCGGGTGGTGTCGCGGCTGGTGATGCAATCGGACTTGCTATTCGCACCGCACTGGCTAGCGTAGCCGCTTAATCCCCACCAGCCAGACCCTCCATGCCGAGCATCACCGCATCGCGGTGCCGATACTCGGTTGGGTCTGGCTTCACGCCCTTCTTGTCCGCGACGTGGAGATCAGGGAAGAGCGCGGGATGGTTCTCGACCATCTCGCGGATGTTCGCGCTCTCGCGCTTCCACTCATCGCTGAACGCGCCACCGAGGGCTTGCACGTCGATGGTCCACTTGTCGTTGGGCCAGTTGCGGTTCGGCTCGACTTCGCGCTGCTCGGCAGCACGGAGGAGATGGTAGCGGCGAGTGAGTTCAAACATGGTCCCCGCCTATAACTTGGACGCCTCATAGTCAATGACGAACTTGATATCATGGGCGTCGGGGAAGTCAGGGATTGCGGCTTTGAGTTTTCGGATGGTGCTCTGTGAGAGCACAAGCTGGCGGCTGGTTGGACGACCATCACGATCCCGCATGGGAATATGATGGCGAAGAGTAGGGGGTGGGAGGATGTCGTCGATCATGGCTTAAAGCATCGAAACCATCTGTGGGGCGAAGGGCGTAGAATGCGGAGAACATGTAACAATGTCAATGGCCTTTCCCTGATAGCTGGAAACTATCTCGATCCAACTCTTTCGTTCGTGTTGAGGAAGACTCTGCCACCAAGGAGCAGAGAAGTATAGGTTGTTGCAACCAATCGGAATAATAGCGGCGATCTTGCAGGGATCATCATTGATCAACCGGATCAAGGCCTCTCGATATCCAGCCTCTTTTCGCCGCCACGCGAGATTTACGATGACAGTAGTCCCGTATTGGTAAGTAGCGCAACTGATACCACTCCCAGTAAGTGTAATACCTGAAAGTCTTCCGAGATGCATCACGCCACAAGCTTGATAACCAAACCCGTGAGACGGGGTTGTGAATGCGATGTTACAAAAAGCCATCTCTCGTGATCTAGTCGTAATATCACGATTTACACTCCTTTTTAGACGATTCATGTCTGCTTTGATCTGGTCAAGACCTTTATGACGTTTGGGATCGTGCGTTTTTGATCTTATTGCGTTCCGCACAGCTTGGGTCATTCGATATTCAAAGCTAACGGCACGGAACGCACTTACGGTGCTGTCAGTGATACTCGCGGGATTGAACCCCTGATTCTCTATCTTCGAAAATAAACTGTTGTCGTGATTTTTGCAGAAGCCATTGAAGACACCTGCTGTAGAAGGATAGGTTTTTCTGGGCCGTTTTGTTGTAGCGCTTTGCCTCCACAACATAGACAGAATTTTCTGATCCGATCCTACCATCGAGTGCAAGACTGACTTCTGGATCGAATGCGAGTCAATGGTTGGGTGAGCACAAGATGGAAAGCAGCAGTCCCTTGTCTTGTTCAACTGCTCGATAACTGCCTTATCGAATTTGTAGGGATTCTTCAACATAGTGAGAAAATTCTTCAACATTCAGTAGAACACGGTAGTTTTGTTCCTCGATGATCGCAATATTCTTCTCTGGATGCTGCTCAAGCACCGCGTCCATCTTGGCTCGGTCGTTGCCCCACCAGTAGCCCTTGAACTCAAGGTAGAGGTTGAAGGCTGGTAGGTAAAAATCGGGCGTGTAGCGGCGCGTCTTGCCGTCGAGGACATAGGTGATGATGTCCGCCTTCCCAGCGCACTTCCGCCACTCGACCCCGAGTTCAGTCAGCTTGATCCCAGCGTCGCGCTCCCACGTGCCTTGGACGTGCTGATCACCGACCCAAAACCATTTGCAGCGGCCTCCGGAGTTGTTGAGCGACTGGCGTTCGGAGAGGGCCGAGCGCGCTTCCGGTCCCATCGGGGCTGGTTTCCAGCCCTGTTTGCGTTTCAACTGCATTGCGCTCATGAGCGATCGAGGGTTAAGATCACCGCGCGCAATTGCTAAAGTGATCGATTTGAAGTGGATGCCGTATTTGTCTCGAAGAGCGCGCTGTGACAATCCGGCGTCGTAGTCTTTTTGGATTAATACCCAATCATATTTGGATTTCCGCATGATCTATTTATCATACAGTAAAGTGATCTACTATATATGGCGACTCCGACCGGTGCTGCCCCGGCTAATAATGCATTGACAATGCATCGTGTTTGCTGATTCACCACGGAGCCGTGGTGCTAGATGAGGCGCTCGCATCCTCAACCTCCGCGTTTTCAGGGCGGCAATGATCTATTTCATCTTATCTAGCGTAACTGTGATTATGGTGCCACCGGACGGGTTCGAACCGTGCTCCTGCGGGTTTTCAAGCCGATGTGCTCCCACTTACACCTCGGTGGCATCAAAATCACAGTCGTTGCAAACCTTCCGGCTTGCACTTCTTCACTACTTTCTCGGACACTTCCACTACGCGAGTGGACTTGCCCCAAATATCGGCGCGGTTTTGAGCCTTGGCCTCTGCATCACCCCAAGTAGGGGTAGAGTCTCGGACCCAATCACCACGCGTTCTTGTCTCGATATACTTCACGATCTCCTCCAAACTTCTATCATCATGGCGAGCGTGATGGGTTTCGATCCCACTGCCTTCGGCCTGACAAACCGACGCTCTTCCGATTGAGCTACACGCCCATGATGATGATGGTAGCTCGTGTTGGAATCGAACCAACTCTGTCCGAAGACGGGAGGATATGAGCCTCCTGATCACCCAACGACCATACGAGCCAAAGAAAAACCCCCAGAATTTCTTCCGAGGGTCCGCTGATCGTGATCTGGTAGGGAGTCTATGCTGTCCGCCTGATCACCATCAGCGGACACGACTACGCGCACCCGCTTTAGCGAGTATCGTCATCCATAAACATGACAGCGGCGTAGGTCACAACATAACTCCAAGAGAGCGGTATGCCCTCGATGCTTTTATTTATGCCAGACACCCCAGTGAGGTGTCAACAATAAAAATCATGAGATGCGCATTTTCTTCAAACCCGTCCCTCGATCAGGTGCGCGACCAGTCCCGCCGGGACCACCGGAGATGCTCCGGTCGGGACGATCGCTTCCCGACAGCGCCGGTGAGCGCTGCTTCACGGTGAACCCGACATCGCCGCGCTCATGGACGGTAAGTGACAGATGAGATGCCCCACGGCCCAACAAGGCACCGCTGCGACGGCCCCGGCCCAATAGTTTGATCGTGGGAGCAGGGAACATCGTCGCTGCCAGCGTATCATCGTTGTCGCGAGCCGCGACCGTGCCACGCAGCGGCTGAACGACTGTTGCGACCAGCGTATCATCGGCTTCCACAACCGCGAGACGTAGGCGAACCTGCGACGTGATCGACGAGGTGAGGGTATCATCTTCGTCGGTCGTCGCAACAGCCGCGCGAATGTGGTTCGCGCCAAGTGACGAGGTGGTGTCGTTCTCGTCTTGACCAACGACGCGAGCCTTGATCTTGATACGCGCCGTGTTCGTGACGCTATCGTCGGCATCGGTGGTCGCCGACGTGGCGACGATTTGCAGACGGCCACTGAAGACCGTGGTGTCGTCGTTATCATTCGCCGCGATGGAAGCGCGGATGCTCGTCGTTGCCCGGCTCTCGACGCTATCATCGTGATCGCTGTTCGCAACGGTTGCCGAGACTCGCGGCTTTGCGGAAGCCGAGAGCCTGTCGTCGAGATCGGTTGCAATGATGCGACCCTTGATCTTCGCACGCGAAGTCGAGACAAGGGCGTCGTTCTGTTCCGTGGCGGTGACAGAGGCACGAACCACCAGCCGAGCGCTCGACACCACATCGTCGCTCTCGATGGATGCAACGCTTGCCTTGATCTTTACCTTGGCGCTTGTCGAAACAGTATCGGGGGCATCGGTCTGGGCGGTGCTGGCGCGAATCAACAGCTTTGCGGCTGCCGAGGCCGTGTCGTTCTGCTCAATTATCCCAGTGACTACTGCCTTGATACGAAGCTTCGCAGACGCCGCTAGGGTATCAGAGTCATCGACCTTGGAGGCCGAAGCGCGAACAACAGCGCGCCCGGTCGATGCCAGTGTGTCGTTGTTCTCGGTTGTCGCGACGCTGCCGCGCAGGAGTACGCGACCTGTTGATGATGCAGTGTCCGCCGAGTCGGTCTGGACAACGCGTGCGAGCAGCTTGTTCTTCGCGGTGGCGGAAACTGTATCCGGGGCATCGGTGGTCGTTGTCGAGGCGCGCACCAAGAGACGCGCCGCCGACGACATCGTGTCATTGGCTTCAATCTGCGGAGAAGCGGTATCGTTCCACGACGCGGTATCGTCCCAGTAATAGCTGTCGTCGATCGCGCCCACGCCGTAGACGGGAGCGCCACCAACCGATCCGCGAATCTTGATCCGAGCCGCCGACGAGATGGTGTCGTCCTGATCGGTCTTCGCCACGCTCGCACGGATGACAAGGCGCGCGCTCGCGGAAACGTCGTCGCTCTCTGTTGAGGCGACAGTTGCCTTGATCTTGTTCTTCGCGGATGCCGCGATCGTATCGTCGGCGTCCTGAACGATTACGCGAGCACCCGTGCTGTTGTCGGCAATCGCTACCAGCGTGTCGGACTGATCCGTCGTGATTGACGATGCACGGATGAGAGCCTTGGTGCTCGATGCCAAAGTGTCGGCGGCGTCGGTCGAGGAGACTGAAGCGCGGTTGAGCAGCTTGGTGGCGCTCGACAGGGTGTCAGCTTCATCGCTTTTCGTCACAGAGGCGCGAAGCTTGATCTGGCCCGACGACGCCACGGTATCCGGTGCATCGGTTTTCGAGACTGTCGCGAGGACTTTGACCTTCGCCGATGCCGACACAGTGTCGGATTGGTCGGTGGTCGTGGTCGAGGCACGGAGCACAGCCTTTGATGTCGCCGCCACGGTATCCGGCGCATCGCTCTGCGCCACCGTGGCGCGAACCAGCAGCTTGGCCGCAGACGTGACTGTATCCGGGGAATCGGTTGACGCGACGCTGCCGCGAACCAGCAGCTTGGCCGCGATGGTCGTGCTATCGTTCTGATCAGTCGTGGACGACGATGCGCGGATCGCTAGTTTGGAAGTCGCCGCCACGGTATCCGGCGCATCGCTCTGGGCCACGGTTCCACGAATGGTGGTAAACTCTCCGCGCGCGGTCAGCGTGTCGGATTGGTCCGTGGTAGTCGAAGTCGCACTGACGGGTGCCTTTGCGGTTGCAGCGATGGTATCGCTGGCGTCCTGCGACGACGACGTGGCCTTGATCTTCACGCTTGCGGTGAAGGCGGGGGTATCGTTCTGATCGCTCGTAGCCGATGACGCGCGAATGGTCAGGCGTGCATTCGACGCTACGGTATCCGGAGCATCGCTCTGGGCAACGGAGGCGCGCAACAGCGTCTTCGATGTCGAGGCTACCGTGTCATTACCATCGAGGTTCGCTACTGTTGCCTTGATCTTGGCGAGCGCGGAAGACGCGATAGTATCGTGGGCTTCGGTGGTGTTCGATGACCCGCGAAGAATCAGGCGTGACGAGGATGCGAGGCTGTCGTTGTCGCTCGTGCCGGTGTCGGCAAAATAATCGTTATCGTTCCAGACCTCATCGCCGCTGATCCAAGTCTCGCGCTGCGCGGGCCGTGGTGCAACGGTGGCTTTGATCTTGACGATCGAGGTTGAGGCCAACGTGTCGGATTGTTCAGTTGGCGTGTTCGATGCTCGCACCACAAGGCGCGAAGACGCCACAAGGGTGTCGCTTTGGTCGGTCGTCGAGGATGCAGCGAGGACCGGACGGAATTGACCCGTTGCGGCGAGGGTATCGTCCTGATCGCGTGCAATCGTCTGCGGCTGATCATTCCAGAGGCCAGCATCGTTCCAGCCCGCCTCATCCTCGAAGGCACCGTTACCGATGATCGTCGGTGTCGATCCAGCACTGCCGCGAATGATTAGCTTGGCGTTGCTCGACACAGTATCGGCGCTGTCCGTCGTCGCCGCGCTGGCACGAACGATCAGTTTGGACGTGCTCGACACAGTGTCGGAGGCATCGGTGCGCGAGGATGCGCCACGGATGATCAGCTTCGACGTGCTCGACACCGTGTCGGCATTGTCGGTCTTTGCCACACTGGCGCGCACGACTAGGCGCGACGCCGACACCATCGTATCCGGGGCATCGGTGGTCGCCGATGATGCCGAGATGCGAGTGCGAAGTTCCGCCGTGGAGGTCAGCGTGTCGTTATTCGTATCGCTCTTTGATACCGCGAGGGGATCGACATCGAAATCATCCTGACCCGCGCTCTCGTTGATCGCCGCCGTGGCGCGAATCTTTTTAATGACTGCTGTGGCACGGAGCGTGTCGTCGTTGGCCTGTGGGTAATCTACTGTGAGGTCATCAAGGTCATCGAAGCTATCCGAGCCATTGCCTTCGCGCATGACGAGACGCGCGCGAGTAACCGTGCGAAGCGCGCTAGTAGCTGCAAGGCTATCGGGAGCGTCGATGGTAGCGGATTGTGCAGACAAGGGCGCAGGACCACTCGCGGCGAACATCCGAAACTCGGAGATACCGAAGTAGACGGAATTATCACCGTCGCCAGCGCCCTTGTAGAGACGCCAGTAACGTGCCGAAATTCCGGAGCCGTTATTGATCGAGTAATAGTCGGTGCGACGATCAACACCGCCGGAAGCCAGTTGGAAGACAGCCGTCCAATTCGTATTATCGTTGCTATACTGAAGACGAACACCGACATTGTTAGCAATCGATGCTCCGTTTGAAGTCATCGGCGCGATGCCGATCGTGACAACCTTCATCGCCGACCCTAGATCGGCAGTGATCCAATCTCCCGTGCTCGAAATGCCGTTACCCGTCCATGCGGTATTCGCATCGTTGTAACGACCATCGCGCATCCCCGAGCCGTCACCGGCATAACCATTCGTGTTGTTATACACTGATGACACGGTGAAAGTAGGAGTGTATTCTGTCCCGACAGCATCAGTGTTCCACGCCACGTAACCCATCGGAGGCGGATTGTTGAAAGCAGTTGCGCCGAAGTTTGCCGTGCCGGATTCTGCGTTAGCTGGTCCGACTACTGGTGTATAACTCGACTGTGCGCTCGATACCGTGGAACCAAGCTGCACACCATTGCGGTAAAACGAGACTGCACCCGTGGCAGTGTCTAGAGCAACACCAACGTACTGCCCGGCTGTAACCGCCGCACCCGTGCCCAAGTCCTGATACGGACCAAAGCCCTCAATAGAGCCATAGCCACCTGCGAGGAAGGTGACGCCATCGTTGTTGTGACCCGGCCGACCGAAGCGCGCCGGGCGAGTATCACCGACGAGGCCGACGACAAAGTAGCTGTCAGCAGTATCGTAACGGACTTCGAAGTAAAACTTTCCCGTGCTGGGCAGCTTGCTCGTAGTCGCGTAGGTGTTCTGTGGTGAGTTTACGCCGCCGGTTCCCGTGAAGGTCAGGTTACCGTTTGATAGAGTTACTAGACCGTCTTTATCGGCGGGGTTCCAAGTCGTGACAGCCATGATCAGCCGCCCCGCTCAATCTTTACGGAACGCGCAATCACCATAAAGCTGAACATCAATGCGCCTCCGGACATGGAGGTATTTAGGGCGATTGAGGGAAAGGGTTACCGGGCAATTCCGTCAGCACATTAGCTTGTTATTCTTACTTTGGTTGTCAGCCGCTGTCAGGATTTGTAGATTGGTTTCGACATGCAGTCCACACACGGTGTCACCATTTAGCGGAATGATGTGATCAACATGGTGTAGCACGCCGGTCTCTTCTGTCACCCGACGACATTCGTTATAGATGAGATCAATCGCAGTTTTATCGGCCCAGCTAGGTGTTGCTGTTTTCACCCGTTTACTTCGTTGGATGACTCGGTTAATTTCTTTGTCACGGTTTGCTAGATAGTACGCGCGTTTGTAGACCCGATAGTCTTCGCCGAGGTTTGCGCGGTATTTCGCACCGCGAGCAGCGGCATCAGCACGACCGGCGTCTGTCGAGGCCCGTTCTCGTTCTCTCGCTCGCTTCTTGTCGCGATCATAAAGAAGGGAGTTAGCTTTTACTTTCTCGGGGTGGGCGGCTTTCCAGCGTCGCAGAGCCTGTTTAGCAAGACAGGAGGGGCAGAACTCTGTCTGACCCCTCCTGCGAACTTTACCAAAGGTGTTCGAGCACTCTTTGCACTCGTAGAAATAGTTGAATTGCATTAGACACGGTACCAGCTAGATTGTAGCCGATACAATATCAATCATGCATTTCCTGCCGTGATGGAAAAAGAAGTCACGATGAAGTCCTGACCAGCCGCGAAGTTCGTGTTATCAACGGTCATATCTCCGCCACCGGCAGTCGCAGTAACGGTTCCCTGAATGTGGCAGGTGGTGCCGTCCGAAGCGTAGATGCGAAAGTGGCCAGCCGTGCCAGCAGCGTCGGCGGCAGCGTCTTCCCACGTTCCCAGCATCGACTTGGTGCCATTGGAGGCAGCGGCCATCCAGTCAGAAGGCAGGTTGACGGTTGCGAGGACCGTGCCGCTGTCAGCGGTAGCGGTGTTGGCCGGGACTGCGCCGGTGCGGACCTTGAGAACCGGAGTAGTGCCAATAGTCGTCTCGGTAATGTCGAGGCGAGCATTGCGAACGGCGACGGAGTACTGCATCATTGGAAAATCACCTCATAAAATCTGTTTCGATGCCACTGCATCTGTCGTCTATTTAGTTACGGGGATCACAGTCCCGGTGCTGGATTGACTGGAGCGGCTTTGAAACCTTTGCGGTAAATTTGGCCCTCAAGTTCGACGAAGGGTTGAGCGGCATCGGTCTCGTCGATGACGATGAACGGCGATGGTGTGGTGGGGAGACGCCCAACTTCTTCGCGCGTGAGAAAGATACGCAGACTACGAGGGTCGCGCGGATTACTAACGAGTAGCTTTCGAATGTTCGCGCCCGGAACCTCGATGTAGAGGACCGCAGAAGAGATATCGACCTTCTGATTATTGTCGTCGGTACGATAGTAGGGGAGGTCCATAGCCTCGCGACCATGAACTGCAATCGTGTTCGTTTCTGCGTTGATCTCCATGCTGTTATTTAGCCGCCCGAGATATCTCGGGGAGATCATTTAAGTCAGGCCTTAAACCCTACTGGTAAATAGTTGAGGCTCATCTCCGTTACCGAGAGGATAACGGCAGTCTCTGGCAACGCTGTGCCTAAATACTCCCGGTATCGAAAAAGCTTTTACAGGAGATATTTGAAATGGCGTTGATCTCACCGGGTGTTGAAATCCGTATTACTGAAGAGGGCACCTATGATAGCTCGGCTCCGGGAAGTATTCCGCTGATCGTTGTCGCGACTGCGACGAACAAGATCGCGGCTTCTGGAAACGGGATTGCGCCCATGACTGTTGCCGATAAGGCGGGTCGTCTTTATCAGGCCACATCGCAGCGCGATCTCGTGCAAGCGTTTGGCACCCCCTTCTTCTACAGCGCTGGTGGCACTTCGCTTCACGGCCATGAGTTGAACGAATACGGCCTCCATGCCGCTTACTCGTTCCTCGGTGCTGCAAACTCGGCCTTCATCCTGCGTGCCGATATCGATACCGCCTCGCTCCTCCCCAGTGCGATCCCGCCCGTTGGTGCTCCGATCAACGGCACCTATTGGTTCGATGTCGCCCAGACCGATTTCGGCCTCTTCCAGTCGAATGGTAACTCGGTCCCCGGTCTCGCTTGGGCATCGAAGTCGGTGCTCGTCGCGACTACCGCTGACACCATCCTGAACGGATCGTCGATCTACGTCCCCAAGGCTACCTTCGGCGTCGATGGCAACTTCGCTGTTGTCGTTCAGGATACCAACAACTATCTGTTCGAGAAGACCTCTGGTTCTTGGTACCGCGTTGGTTCGACCGAGTGGAAGTCCGCTCACCCGACTGTCGTTCGCGGCAAGACCAACCCTGATGCCCTGACCGCCAACAACACCTTCACCCTGACCGCGAATGGCAAGACCATCACCGTCACGGTTGGTGGTGGTGCTGGTATCTCGGCTGTCACCGACATCAACTCCGCCGCTGCTGCGCAGTCTCTGACTGGCATCACCGCTACTGCGGTTGGTGGTGCGGTGGTGATCACCAACGCGACTGGTGGCAACATCGTCCTCGCTGCTGCGACCGGCGCTCCCTTGACTGCACTCGGTATTCCGGCTGGCACTTATCGCGGCGTCTCCACCACCTTCACCAACGACGCCAGCTATCCCGCTGGTTCGGTCATTGGTGATCTGTGGGTCAAGGGCACGCCGACCAACAAGGGCGCTAACTATTCGCTCAAGGTTTTCAACGCTGCTAGCGGTGCGTGGGAGAAGATCGCGCTGGCCTTCCACCCCTTCACCTCGACTGCCCTTGATGGCACGGCGGGTAAGGATGCGGCGGCGGTTAACGCCAAGCTGAACAGCCTTGGTGTCGTCTATGTCGGCTACGATGCCGTCACTGGCGTGATCCAGCTTCGCCGCTCAAACGGTGTCCAGTTCTCGACGCTCTCCTACGAGGCTTCGGTCAATGCGCCCACGACTGCTCCGGCGGCGGGTGCGTTCTGGTACTCGAATGACTTCCGCGCTGACATCATGGTATCGAACGGTTCCAACTACCTCGCGTACCGTAACTTCTACCCCGACACCAACCCCGCCGGTGCCTTCTTGCAGGGTTCGCAGCCCTCCAAGCAGAGCGATGGCACTCCGCTGGTCGATAACGATCTGTGGATCGACACCACTGATCTTGAGAACTATCCCCGGATGCGTCGCTTCAACGCTTCGACGCAGCGTTGGGCGCTCATCGACAACACCGACCAGACTTCGCCGTTCGGCGTCATCTTCGCGGATGCCCGTCAGGACTCCGGCGTTGCCTTCACGGGTCAGGTGGCCACTGGTTACAACTATGGCAGCGAGGAAGCCGCCGATATGCTGGTGTCGGATTATCTCGATCCCGACGCCCCCGACGCTCGCACGGTTCCGGCCGGTATGCTGCTCTTCAACACCCGCTACTCGACCTACAACGTCAAGCAGTGGCAGCCCACCTACTTCGACGGTGGCTACGACGATACCAGCTACGCGCTGACCACCTACCGCGCTGGCGGCTCGACCTACACCTTCCCGGCGTTGTCGAAGCTGGGTCGCTGGGTGACGGTCTCGGGCAATCGTCAGGATGGCAGCCCGCTGATGGGTCGTCGCGCACAGCGTGCGATGATCACCAAGGCGATGGCGGAAGCCTTGGTGGCGTCCGAGGAAGCTCGTGCAGAGTTGATCAACTTCAACCTCATCGCGACGCCGGGTTATCCGGAACTCCTCGACGAGATGACCTCGCTCAACAGCGATCAGAAGAACACCTCGTTCGTGATCGGCGACTCGCCTTCGCGCCTGAAGCCCAACGCCCAGTCGGTGCGCGAGTGGTCGCTCAACGCCTATGGCGCTGCATCGAACGGTGAGGACGGCCTTACGACTTCCAGCCCCTACGTGGGTGTCTACTATCCTTGGGGTCTCGGCACCAACTCGGATGGTGCGGAAGTCATGATCCCGCCTTCGACGATCGCCCTGCGCGTCATGGCCCAGAACGATGCCGTCGCGTATCCGTGGTATGCCCCGGCGGGCACGCAGCGCGGTCTCGTCACGAACGCGACTTCGGTCGGCTTCTTGACCAGTGAGGGTGAGTATCAGCCGGTAGTCCTCAACGAGGGTGTCCGTGACGCCCTTTACGCGGTCAAGGTCAATCCCATCGCCGCCATTCCGAACCGTGGTCTGGTGGTCATGGGTCAGAAGACCCGTTCGCCGGAAGCTGGTCCGCTTGATCGCATCAACGTGGCGCGCCTCGCCAACTATCTCGCCACTGCGCTCGATGGTATCGCTCGTCCGTTCCTGTTCCAGCAGAACGATCAGCAGACCCGTGATAGCTTCAAGGCGGCGCTTGAGCGTTTCTTGAGCGGCCTGATCGGTCTTCGCGCAATCGAGGATTACGCGGTTCAGTGCGATGTTGACAATAACACGCGCGAGCGCGTCAACCGCAATGAACTCCATGCCGATATCGGCATCGTCCCCACCAAGTCGGTGGAGTTCATCTTCATCCCGATCCGCTTGCTCAACGACGCGATTTAATCCGTCAGAGCATCGATACCAAGAAGGAGCGTCGAGCGATCGGCGCTCCTTTTTTAATGAATGGTCAGCGTTGTTTCGCCATCTCGTTCAATCGCTCCTGAATCTTGGTGCGATCGTCGGGCTGCGCAAGCCGCGTTCCCGTGTGGGAGAGGCCCACCATGTTGGGGATCGCGCCATATTGGAATGGGGCGGCGGCGCGCTTCAAGGCGCTCTCCTTGTCCTCTGCATTGACGATCACGCCAACGAGGAAAGTCACAAGATGTTCAGCCAATGGTTTTCTCCCAAGTGGGAGATATCCCATTGGCGAGTTCGCGTCAATCGGGCTCGGTGGTGAACGGCTGCTGATTGCTACCGGCCTGTCGCTTATATTCTGCGAGGTGGAGTTTCAGAAGGCGAATCTGATCTTCGAGGTTCCACACCCGCTCCTGATGTGACTGGTCTCGTTCCTGTAGCTGACTGATGCGCGTTTCGAGTTTCTCGATGACGGGGGCGGCATCCTTCCAGTCGATCTTCTTCGGCTTTCCATCCCCTGTCTTCTTTACAGACAAGTCAACGTAAAGCTTTACCACCAGAAAGGTGATAACGACCTGAACGATCATAGAAAAGAGCATCTCCATCAGCTATTTATGCCACGCCTTTCTCTATAAACGACGAACTTATTGCCTTCTCCTAAATACCAATAAGGAAATCACTCACAGGAGAATTACGAGTCATGGCTTCGACCCTACAGAATTTTGGACCTCCGGTTGATGACAACGGCACGCGTGCTCGTATGTTGCAGCCGAAGGTCAAGTACAAGTTTCGCGTTCGTGTGATGGGCTTCGGTCCGATCGCGACGCCGCTCGACCTCACCGCACAGGTTCAGAGCGTCGGTCGTCCGACTGCCGCCACCGATGCTGTTGCTGTGCACAGCTACAACTCCGTCGCCTACTACGGCGGTAAGCCGATCTGGTCGTCGATCGAACTCTCGGTTCGTGATGATGTCACCAATTCGGTGACGCGTCTCGTTGGTCACCAGCAGCAGAAGCAGACCAATTTCTTCCAGCAGACTTCACCCCTCGCTGGCTCCAACTACAAGTTCGACATGAAGATCGAAGCAATGGATGGCGGAAACAACGGCGTGTTGGAGACGTGGAACCTCGAAGGCTGCTTCCTTGAGAACGTCGCCTACGGTGAGTTCGACTATGCAGCCAACGATGCCATGACGATCAACATGACGATCCGTTACGACAACGCTACGCTGGCAGACGGCCTCATGCCGTTGCTGCCCGAGCTTCAGCCGGGCGTCTTCCTGTAAGTCTAACACAGGATGCCTCGTGATCTCTCCCGTGCGCTCGTCGCCACTCCGAATCAGGCCAGCACTGTTTTCGGAGTTGGTGGCGCGCACCCTATCCGCCAGAAGAGCCTTTTCGCAATCCGGTTTCTTCGCAAGGCGGGCGAGGGGGGCGCGGAGTGGAAAGATGGATTGAGTTTCATCGTCAAGCAGATCGATCGCCCTACAGTGCAGCCCACTGTCGAGGAGATCAATCAGTATAACCGCAAGCGCATCATCCACACCGGGGTCAAGTACTCGCCGGTGAATTGCAGTGTCTATGACACCGCCGATGGCGCGGCGATGAACATGTGGGTCCAGTATGCGAGTTACTACTTTGGTGACTATCGTCAGGACGCATCGTCGTATCAAGACGACATCATCAACGAGACGATGCTCGATCGCGGCAATGGCTTCGGTTACGGCATTACCAACACCTCGACGACCGACATCGATGGTGCTAATAGCCAATTCTTCTTCGACACGATCGAGGTCTTTCAGGTCTGGGGTGGTGAATACACCTCCTATCAGCTACTCAACCCCCGTATCTCGAATTTCGATCCTGATGATCTCGACTATGAGCAGACCGGCTTGTCGATGATCCAGATGACGATCAACTACGAGGGCATCTACCACACCAATGGTGGTAAGCCGCAGCTACTCTCCACCAACCAGACACTCGTTGAACTGTTCGGTGGATCGTTCTCCGGTGAGACCTTCGATCCAGAGCCTAGTCTTCGTCGCGAGACGAGTTTCGTGTCCGCGCCAGCGCCCACGGTCCCCCGCGAGGCCATCACTGGTGACATCGACTCGCTCCTGCGCAACGCCAAGGAGATACCCCTTGATGTGGCGAGTGATCGTAGTGACACCACCACGTCCTTTGGTGGTGCGCTAAACAAATATGGCAGCTTCGATTTCGGCGATTTCACCGCGATCCAGTCCAACCTTCCTTCCGAGATTTCGCTCTTGGGTGGTAAGGTGCCGCTGACTACCAAACAGGCGAATGAGATGGAATTGGCGCGGATCACCGCTGCCCCGCTCGCCCTCGATGGTCTGCAATCAGCGCTCAAGAGTGACTTCGGGTTCAGCAAGGCCGTGGTATTCGGTATCAACGATGCCGCCTACCTGTCCGGTACCTCACCCGCTGATCAAATCAAGCGCACCGGCACCACCACGCTAAACTCTCTTGGTGATGACGTTACGCTGCGGTTCGCGTTCGACCCCGGTGTTGTTCCCACCACCGATGATCCCGCCCCCGCCC